CTCAAATCATTGATCAGGGTGAATGGTAATGTAATAAAAAAATATATTGTATTTAATTCAAATTTACAATCAGTTTGATAAAAAAAAAGATATTTATAGATTGAATAACACAGAATAATCAAAAACTAAATATGGCACAAATCATTAAACACAGAAGGGGTAGTTTAGAATCCCTATCGGCTGTAACGGCATCTTTACAAAAAGGTGAAATTGTAATAGCATCGGGCTCATCTAACCTATCAGTAACAAATGGGGCATCAATTGTATTTGCAGTTCCTGAAAACGGACAAGTACAAGCCGTAAATAGAGTTTTGGTAGGTGCTAATGCACCAAATACATTTGCAGCGGGAACTTATAATGGAATGTTAAATGGAGTTCCTTACTACGCAAGTGGTAGTTCTACATTATATTTATTAGGAGAAGGAGCAAATTCAATTCCAAACTTAGTAGGTAACATTCAACCATTCAGTTCGTCTGTTGCAACCTCAATAAATGCATTAAGTGCATCAATTGGTAGTGGTACAATTGGTAACTCGGTAAGTTTATTAAATACATTTACAGGTTCGCAAGAATCTAAGAATAGTACATTAGCAACTTATACAGGTTCGGTAAATACTAGATTAACAAATTTAGAAAGTACTTCAGCTAGTGTAAACACATCTGTTGCGGCATTAAATACTTCATCAGCTTCACAGCAAGTTAGTATTGATGCTTTAAACACATTTAGTGGTTCTGAAAATACTAAATCATCTACATTAGCAACTTATACAGGTTCGGTTAATAGTAGATTAGACCAATTATCAACCGCAAGTGGAAGTGCTATTACAAGATTGACCGCTTTAGAAGTTGAAACGGCTAATTTGGAAACATTTAGTGGTTCTCAATTGACTAAAGATGCAACATTAGCAACTATTACGGGTTCTTTGATTACATCCGCTTCAAACGCAGCAATAGCAAATACACAATTAAACTCATATACATCCTCATTAAGAACTGCATTTACTGCAAGTGGTGTAAATGTAACATTTAGTGGAGATGTAACTATTCCTGGTAATTTTACAGTTAGAGGTACTCAAACTATTGTAGATTCTACAACTGTTCAAATTGGTGATAACATTATCGAATTAAATGGTAGTGGTGCAACTAACGCTGGTTTATTAGTAAGAGATGCAACCTCACCAAATACGGTATCGGGTTCATTACTTTGGAATTCAACAAGCGATTTCTGGATGGCAGGGGCATTGGGTTCTGAATCTAAATTATTAAGAGCAGTTGGTGATTCAGTAGTTACGGGTTCATCTCAAATTACTTTACAATCCACAACAGGATTTACTGCGTTTGATACCGCATTAGCAACCATAACAGGTTCGTTAATAACATCGGCAAGTGCAGCAGCAATTGCAAACGCAAATCAAAATACATTTACTCAAAGTGCGGCTATATCAATTGCAGCATTAAACTCATATACATCTTCCAATACATCTACAACTGCATTAAACGCATTTACTGCATCAACGGATGGTAAATTTGCAACATTAGCAACCTATACGGGTTCAGTTAATAGTAGATTAGACCAATTATCTACTGCAAGTGGAAGTGTTATTACACGATTGACCGCTTTAGAGGTTGAAACATCCAATTTAGAAGGATTCAGTTCTTCTGCATTAACAAGATTAACCGCATTAGAAGTTGAAACCGCTAATTTAGAATTATTTAGTGGTTCAGCTAACACAAGATTTACTGAAATTGGCGTTGTTAGTGGTAGTTTGATAGCATCTGCATCGGCAGCTAAAACTACAAATGATTCGCAAGGTGTATCTATAACAAACTTAAATACATTTAGTGCTAGTGTTAATACTTCGGTTTCTAATTTAAATACCCACACTGGGTCTGCATTAACTAGATTAACTGCATTAGAAGTTGAAACGGCTAATTTGGAATTATTTAGTAGTTCAGCTAATACTAGATTTACTACATTAGCAACCTACACTGGTTCAGTTGAAACCCGTTTAACTCAAATTGGAGTAGTTAGTGGTTCGTTAATTTCTTCAGCATCAAACGCTGCAAGTAGATTAACTACATTGGAAGGTACTGGTACAATACAAGGTGTAGGTACTTCTAATAACGTAACATTTGCAAAAGTAACAACGACTGGTGATGTAGTAGTAGGTGGTGATTTAGTGGTACAAGGTAATACTGTAACATTAAATACCGCAACATTAATAGTTGAAGATAAGTTAATAACATTAGCAAGTGGTTCAACTTCATCGGCAACCGCAGATGGTTCAGGATTCGAAGTAGCAGGAGCAAATGCAAATTTTGTTTATCAACATTCAACTACGGCATTCACCTCATCAGTAGCATTAATAGCACCATCAGTAACCGCATCAGTTAATTTAGGTACAACTGCGGGAAGCACTAAACGAATTGCATTTAGAAACTCAAATGGTAATTTAGATTTAGTTCCAACCGCAAGTGTGAGTGGAGATTTACTACAATGGAACGGAACTGATTTTGTAATGAGTAACATAGTTGATGGTGGTTCATTCTAAATAATAATCCCCCTTCTAATGAGGGGGTTTTTTAAAATTATTAATGGATAAAAAACATCAAATATAATGGCTCAAAAAATATTACAAAAACGGTCGCTGACATCAGGAAAAGTTCCTGACACTGGCTCCTTATTAGTAGGTGAGTTAGGTATAAACGTATATGATGGTAAGGTTTATTTACATAAATCTGGTTCTGCACAATCAATTGAAACATTAGTTACTACCAATTCGATTACCACTGGCTCAATAACATTGACAGGAACGGGTTCATTTGGAGAAGCTAGTATTACATTTGATGCAAATGTTGGACAAGATTTATATGTAACTAGAGATATCGTTGGTAATGGTGATATTGATATTGCAGGAGCAGTATCTGCATCTATTGTATCAGCATCTGTATTTATAGGTAGTGGTGCTCAATTGACAGGTGTAACTGCTTCAATGAGACCAGATGATTTTGATTTCAATTCAGAACCATTCGCAGGTACAATCGGATATATACAAGGTAGTGGTTCTCTTTACAAAGTAGCAACTACTCCATCGGCAGTTGAATTCAGATACAACGAACAGGTAAGAGGAACTTTTACAACTACAAATGGGTTTAGTGGTTCACTTTACGGAATTGGAGATGTATTAGCATTTAGTGGTTCAGTAGCTAATAGATTAGCAGCTTTAGAATCTGGTTCAGATGCGGGAGAATTTTAAACAATTATAAAAATATTATATATTTATAAAGGTACTATACATATAGTACCTTTTTTTTGTTACACAACTTAAAAATTTATAGACCATATATATGGCACAAAGTATTATACTAAAGCGTTCATCGCTACCTGGAAAAGTACCCGATACGGGCTCATTAAATGTTGGTGAAATAGCAATAAATACTTACGATGGTAAGTTGTTTATTAAGCGTTCGGGAAATTTAGATTCTATTGAAGGAATTGTAGTAACGAATTCAACTACAACAGGTTCAATAACTCTAACAAAAACTGGTTCCTTTGGAGAATTAGTAGTAACACAAGATGCCAATATTACTAGAGATTTATATGTAACAAATGATATTATAGGAGCAGGTGATATCGACATAAGTGGTGATATCACTGGTAGTTCCGCATTATTAAGTGGAAGTTTAATATTAAGTGGTTCCCAAACCATAACAAACAATTTAACCGTATTAGGTGAAGTAAATGCACGACAATTTAATATTAGTGTAATTTCATCATCTATAATTTTTCAAAGTGGTTCAACTAAATTTGGAGATACATCCGATGATATACATTCATTTACAGGTTCAGTTTCCGTAAGTGGTTCCTTATTAGTAAATGGAACAGAAGTAGGAGTAGCGCCTGGCCCAAATACATTTGATTTTAATTTAGACCCAGAAGCAGCAGGAACTGTAAACTTTATAGAGGATAGTACAGGAAATACACAAGCAATTGCTAGAACTGGTTCTTTTGATGTTTTAGTAAACGGAAATACTCATTTATCAGTTAGTTCATCTGCTATAAATGTAACAACAGGTAGTATAACTGCAAACTATATGCACTTGGCAAAATATATTTCAGAATCAGGTGATTTAGATTTTAATATTTAAGATATTTATACAAAACAGAAATAACAATAAATGGCAGCTATATTTCAAATAAGAAGAGGTGATACAAACATATCCATAACGGATGGTGAGTTATATTTACATAAGGGGAGTGGTTCTATTCAATTTGGTAGTGGTTCAAATAACCCAATTACATTATTACCATTAAACGTACCATCGTATGGTGATATTAATTTAGTTGGTAATATATCCGCTTCTGGTGATGTAAGAGTTGGTGGAAATATCTATTTAGGTAATGCTTCCGCTGATAATATTTCTGCTTTAGGTCAATTTAATACTAATTTAGTTCCAAATGGAGCAATTGATGTTGGTACAATTTCCGCACCTTGGAGAAATGTATATGGAACATCTATAAGTGGGGCAATCGCAGCAACAAATGGTGTAGTTTCTGGTTCATCTCAAATTACATCAATATTAGATTCTTTAAATTCATTTAGTGGTTCTCAATTAACTCAAAATACTGCATTAGCAACTATTTCGGGTTCGTTAATTTTAACTGCATCTGCGAATACAACTTCAGTTACAAATTTAAACTCATTTAGTAGTTCTCAATTAACTCAAAATACTGCATTAGCAACTATTTCGGGTTCGTTAATTTTAACTGCATCTGCGAATACAATTTCAGTTGCAGAATTAAACTCATTTAGTAGTTCTCAATTAACTCAAAATAGTAATTTAGCAACTATAACAGGTTCGTTAATTTTAACTGCATCTGCGAATACAATTTCAGTTGCAGAATTAAACTCATATACATCATCTTTAAAAACCGCAATTACTGCAAGTGGTGCTGATATAACAATTAATGGTAATTTAACTGTAAAAGGAACGACTACTCAAATCGATTCAACAACTCTTAATATTGGAGATAATATTATTGAATTAAATTATGGTGGTTCACAAACACTTTCCGGTATTTACACAAAAGATGCAACAGGCACATTATCATCTGGTTCATTATTATGGAATTCAACAACTGATAGATGGATAGCAGGTGTAAGTGGTTCTGAATCAACAATTCTTTTAGCAGGTGGAGATAGTATTATATCATCATCTTTACAACTAACAGATTTAAACGTATTTTCACAATCTACTAATACTAGATTAGGATTATTAGAAACATCCACTGGAAGTTTAAATACATTTACATCTTCTGCAAATACTAGATTAGAATTATTAGAAACTTCGACTGGAAGTTTAAATACTTTTAGTTCTTCAACTTTAGGTAGGTTAAATTTAATCGGAACTTCGACTGGAAGTTTGAATACATTTACATCTTCTGCAAATACTAGATTAGATTTAATTGAAACTTCGACTGGAAGTTTGAATACATTTACATCCTCCGCAAATGGCAGATTAGATTTAATTGAAACTTCGACTGGAAGTTTGAATACATTTACATCTTCTGCAAATGGTAGATTACTATCATTAGAAACGGAAACAGGTAGTTTAGAAGGAAGATTTACTACATTAGCACAGGTAACTGGTTCGATTCACCAATTTACATCATCTTTAAATAATTACACTGGAGCAACTGAAATTAGATTAGATGGTTTGGAATATACTGCATCTATTTCGATAGGAGCAGGTTTAGCAGCAGAATTTACTAAATTAAATCAATTTACTGCATCTGCTCAAATTTCAATTGATAATTTGGAATCATTTACATCATCATTTAGTCAATCCGTATCTGCTTCCATAGCGGGTTTAGCATCGGCATCTGGATATATTAATTATGTAACAAATAGTATAGAACAATTAACTGGAATTGAAGTGGCAGATTTTGATAGTAATGTAGCGGTAACATTTATAAATGGAACTTTAAAATTTATATTCGGAACTCCGGCAATACCAACATCAATAGCAACATCTTTAAGTGGATTTTTAGTTGATAGATTTAATAATGTAAATGATGCATATATTGTAAATGGTACTTGGAGTAATCAGGGATATACATTAGTAAGTGCATCTTTATACGAAGGTTCTACCTTATTAACTGAAGTTGGTAGTGGAACATCATTATCATATAACGCAACAACATCTGGTTCACACACGTATAGATTGGAATATACTGCAAGTTCTCCATTAGATGGTACTTTATATAAAACTTCTACTACGGCTACTGGAACAATTTCAAAATCAAATCCAGCATCTCCTACTATATCACCAACGGTAACGGTTCAATTAGGAGCTTCATCAAATCAAATCGAACAAGGTGCAACTGGTAGTATTTCATTCACATCTTCATCGGCAACTCCATCTAATAGTTGGAATTTGGTAAATACTACAACAAATGTTAGTACACCATACTTTGTGACAGGTTCTGCAACTGGGTCTACTTCAATTAGTATAACGGCAACTGCAAACTACGAATCTCCAACTGGTGATAATATACCAGATTTAACAACCACATCTACGGCAACTACTACATATACCAAAATTAGAAGTTTAAGATATGGTGCAAGTACCGCAGAATCATTTACTGCAGGAGAATTGGAAAACATTGGAGCATGGGATACTACATTAGGTGGAACAATAGGAACGATTTCAAAAGGAACAACAACTGCAAGTGGACAATCGGTAACAATTAGTTGGACAGGAGATAAATTCCATTACATTGTATTTAATAGTTCTCTATCAAACTTAACAAATATTACGACAAGTGGCTTTGGAGTATTTGGTGATTTTGCATTAACAACAGTTGGGCAATATAAAGTTTACAAATCAACTACTTTAAAGGCAGGTGGTGCTGGAAGTAGTATAACATATACATTAACATAAAAATAGAGAATAAGAAATGGCAATTATATTACCTAGTGGGTTTAACATACTTAATAATGAACCCGTTGATGCTAGAATAACATTAGCGGACCAGACTGCCCGTTACGCTTTATCATCTGCTAATGTATATGAGGGGTTAATAGTTTTTCAGCAAGATAGTAATACAGTTTGGGTATTAACCGATACTACAAATGTTGGAAATTCAAATGGTTGGACTCAACTACAAATAGGAAGTGTTAGTTCAAACCTTCCATCTGGTGTAGTTTCTGGTTCATCCCAATTAAGTGGAACTACTATTACGGATTTAACTATTATTAATCTAACAACCGTTAATGAAACCGCATCCGTTATATTCAGTAGTGGTTCTAACCGATTTGGTGACTTTGGTAATGATATACATTCATTTACTGGTTCGGTTCAAATAAGTGGTTCAATTACAACAATAGGTTCTTCAACTGCAACATCATTCAATGGTACAATAAACGCAACTAACGGAGTAATCTCTGGTTCATCTCAAATATTAGGTGGAAGTGGGTTAGTAAGTGGGTCATCACAAGTAACTTTACAATCAACTACTGGATTTACCGCATACAACACCGCATTAGCAACTATTACTGGTTCATTAATTAGTTCAGCATCAGCAGCTAAAACTACAAATGACTCACAAGGAGTATCTATAACTAATTTAAACTCCGCAACTGCAAGTTTATTGATTGAAACGGCTAATTTGGAATCATTTACATCTTCAATTAATACAACTATTAAATCAAAGTTGGATGCTGATGGTGTAATTTCTGGTTCATCTCAAATAACCGCAGGTTCTACTACAAACTTTGCAACCGATGTAAAAACTCAATTAAATTCAAATACGGTAGTATCTGGTTCTTCTCAAATTTCATTAAGTGGATTTAGTACAACTAACTTATCTGAAGGTACTAATTTATATTATACCGATGCTAGAGTTAAAACTAAATTAAATGCAGATGGTGTAGTATCTGGTTCGGCACAAATTAATGTTGCATCTACAACGGGTGATATTGCATTAGGGACTAGAACATCTGGTAATTATGTTCAAACTATTGCAGGTAATACTACCAATGGTTTAACTGCTGCGGGTTCTGGATTGGAAAGTGCAGATGTAACATTGACATTGGCACAAAGTATAAAAACAGATGCGAATCCACAATTCAATTCATTGGGGATTGGAACCACCGCATCAACAACGGCTGGTGAAATTAGAGCAACGGGTGATATTACTGCATTTTACTCATCTGATATTCGTTTAAAAGAAAATATCCAACCAATCGAAAACGCTTTAGAAAAAATAAATAAAATTAGTGGTAACACTTATGATTGGAAAGAGGGATACGATGAAATTCACTCTCATAACGGAAATGATGTTGGGGTAATAGCACAAGAAATTGAGCAAATACTACCACAAATTGTAACAAATAGAGATAACGGATATAAAGCAGTTCAATATGAAAAAATAATTCCACTATTAATCGAAGCGATAAAAGAATTATCAGCAAAAGTTAATAGTTTGGAAAAATAAATAAATATTTATACACATAACATAATTAATCGTACTAAAAAAAAGGTAAACTAGATGGCACTTAAATTTAGACGTGGGACAACCGCACAACAATCAGGTTCGTTAGCATTCGGAGAACCGTATGTAAACACAACATTAGGAACTTTATTAATTGGTGGTCCAAACGGAGACATTATATTAGGTTCATCTGGTACAGGTAGTACTGGAAATTTCGGACCAATTTCAGGTTCAGGGTTAGATATTACTGGAAATGCAAATATTGCAGGTAACTTAACATTAGGAGGAACTATTACCATTGGTGATGCGGCTACTGATAATTTAGTAGTAAACGCAGATTTGAGTTCATCAATTATACCTGATATAACAAATGTATTTGATTTAGGTAGTACTACAAAAGTATATAGAAATGTATATGCAACTTCTATTAGTGGTGCGATTGCAGCAACTAACGGAGTAGTAAGTGGTTCATCGCAAGTAACTTTACAATCAACTACTGGATTTACCGCTTACAACACCTCATTAGCAACTATTACAGGTTCATTGATATCATCCGCATCTAGCGATGCATCTAAATTTGTAACATTAGCAACATACACTGGTTCAGTAGAAGGTAGATTTACTACGTTGGCAACAACAACGGGTTCACTACAAACTTCGGTAACAAACTTAAACACATTTAGTGGTTCTCAATTAGGTAAAGATACAACTTTAGCAACATATACGGGTTCAGTAGAGGGTAGATTTACTACGTTGGCAACAACAACGGGTTCACTACAAACTTCGGTAACAAACTTAAACACATTTAGTGGTTCAGCTCTTACAAGATTAACAGCTTTAGAAGTTGAAACTGCTAATTTAGAAACATTTACATCTTCTATTAATACTACAATTAAAAATAGATTAGATGCAAATACAGTTGTTTCGGGTTCATCGCAAATAACATACGCAAATATTAGTTCAATACCATCGGGAATAATTTCGGGTTCATCCCAATTAAGTGGAACTACTATTACAAATTTAACAATTACAAATTTAACAACTGTTAATCAAACCGCAAGTGTTTTATTTAGTAGTGGTTCTAATAAATTTGGTGATTTTAGTAATGATAACCATGAATTTACAGGTTCAGTTCAAATAAGTGGTTCAATTGTAACAATAGGAGCATCAACTGCAACATCATTTAACGGAGCAATAAATGCAACAAATGGTGTAGTAAGTGGTTCATCTCAAGTAACTCCATTATTACCAACCGGTGTAGTATCGGGTTCATCACAAATTACCGCAGGTTCTACTACAAACTTCGCAACTGATGTAAAAACTCAATTAAACTCTAACACAGTAGTTAGTGGTTCATCTCAAGTAATTGGTATATTAAGTTCATTAAACACATATACTGGTTCAAATGATACAACAAACACAACACAAAATACAAGATTAACCGCATTAGAAGCATCAGCATCTACTGCATTATCTACAAATAACACACAGGCTACTTCAATTACTAATTTAAACTCCGCAACTGCAAGTTTATTAATTGAAACTGCAAATTTAGAAACATTTAGTTCTTCGGCATTAACACGATTAACTGCATTAGAAGTTGAAACGGCTAATTTAGAAACATTTACATCTTCTATTAATACTACAATTAAGACAAGATTAAATGCGGAAACGGTTATAAGTGGTTCTTCACAGGTAGTAGGTTCTTCAATCACTACTAATACAGTGACAGTTGGTTCAACTGCAATTGCATTAGGTGGAACTGCAACAACAATAGCAGGTTTAACTTCGGTTAGTTCAACTGGATTTACGGGAGCATTAACAGGTAATGCATCAACCGCAACTACATTAGCAACTGCAAGAACAATCAACGGAACTTCATTTAATGGTTCTGCCAATATTACCATTCCAAACTTGGTATCTGGTTCGGCACAAATTACCGCAGGTTCTACTACAAATTTTGCAACTGATGTAAAAACTCAATTAAACTCAAACACAGTTGTTTCGGGTTCGGGACAAATTAATGTCGCATCTACAACGGGTGATATTGCATTAGGAACTAGAACATCTGGTAACTATGTGGCAACAATCACAGGAGGAACAGGAGTATCATCAAATGGTGCAACAACGGGCGAAGGTATTGCACATACAATTTCAATCGGACAGGCAGTAGCAACAACTGATAACGTAAGATTTGCATCTATCGGAGTTGGTATGGCAGCAACTGGAACTGCAGGTAGAATTGATGCAGCAAATGACGTAGTAGCATTCTCATCTTCTGATATTCGTTTCAAAGAAAACATCAAACCAATTGAAAACGCAATCGACAAAATCAGAAAGATTAGCGGTAACACTTATGATTGGAAAGAAGAAAACAAAGTTGAGCACGGATACGAAGGAAATGATGTGGGTGTAATTGCACAAGAAATTGAAGCAGTATTACCACAATTAGTTCAGACAAGAGAAAGTGGATTTAAGGCAGTTAAATACGATAAATTAGTAGCATTACTAATCGAAGGTATTAAAGAACAACAATTACAAATAGAGCAATTAAGAATAGATTTAAATAATTGTACAAATAATAAAGGTTTATAATTAATGTATGATGTTTACTACACCACCGCTGGAGGTCCTTGGTTCAATAGCGGTGCTGATATGTGGGTAACCGAATGGATAAAAGAAGTGGCTCCTCATTTAGAAGTGAAGCCACTTCTTCTTTTCCATAGAAATAGACCCAATAACTATGAAGAATTTCCAATTGATATTGACCACGTATGGGAAACATCGGAAGATGAAATAATAAAAATATTCGAAGGTGCAAGAAGAATACATATATTACATGGTCATTACACTCCTACCAGAGCTATTCATCAAAATTTGGAAAAGATTGATTCAATTATTTTCCATAATTTAACAAAAGTGTCTTTATTGGCACAAATGGAGAAAGATGAATATTTACATTGGTATGGTAATTGGGAATATGAAAGCGAATTAATTAATAAAATTAAAAATAAAGTTTGGGTAGGATTATATCATTTTCCGTATGAAACAGAAAATTTATACCACATCCCAAATGTTTATGAATTTAAACAAAATAAAGAACTTTCAGAATCTATTGAGATAGGATATGCCGCTAGAGTAGAAGGTAGAAAGAATGTTGAATATATGGATGGGTTGGGTGGATTTATTTCTACAAATTCAGAAACATTCAACAAATATTATAAAAAGAAATATGGATTCAAATTCGAAAAATCCAAAGTTTACAAATTTGATTATAAATTTAAAGAAAGGTTCTATGGACTTGATTGGGGAATCTCTCATTCTTGTTTTGAGCACGAACCCTTCGGATATGGTATATTTGAGGCAGTGGATTACGGTAAACTTCCCATACTACATGAAGATTGGCATGTTCCACTTGATTACAAATATAAAGCGAATAATGCGGAAACATTTAAAAAAACTTACCAAATAATTTGTGAGGATAGTTACGAAACCCGTAAAACAGAATTTGAAAAACTTAAAAGTTGGATGATAAAACACTTTTCAAACAAAGAAGTATGGAAAGAAAAACTTTTAGATATTTATAACGGAGAATAATACATACGAATATGCCAAGAACTAATTTATCATTAGGAAATTTATATAGAGCAGTTAGTGGTTCAGCCAGAACATCTCAAGCAGTTTCCATTGGTGGGCTATCTGGAGGAGCATCTAATAGTTCATTTACCGCATTTGCAATAGATTCGGTAACCCCAAATTTACCAACTTTCACTTACATCGTAGAAAGTACAGAAGAAGCGGCAACATTTTCGTTTGGAACTGCGGGTACATTGCATGGAAGTAAAGTAGGTAGTGTTTCAGCAAACTATTCAGTAACATTTAATAATGCAAACTTTACAGTAGGTTCACCCACTTTAGGTGCATCTCCATCATTTCCAATAACTCCTGCATCAATTGCACAATCAACATATTCGGAAGCATCTTCGGTGATATCTATGAAATATGAAGATGGTTATAATTTAGCAGCAACTGGATATAATTCAACATCTACAAAAACATTATACGCGGTAGATGTGTACAACACAATTAACCAACCTGATTTCTGTTTATTATTTGGAACAAAAATAACTAAAGCGGATGGAACTATTGTAAATGTAGAAGACCTTTCGGTGGGTGATACTATTAAAGCATGGGTACCAGATGGTTTACCTGATGAAGACCAGGATTCAGAATCAGACCAAGTTGATTGGAGATTCTATATGTTAGAAAATCAATCTGGCTCATATCAAGAAGTAAATGTAGCAGATATTGTCTTTAACTTTGCAAGTGGATATTATGATTTAAACAATGGTTTAATCAAATCAACTGGAACTCACCCTCTTTGGGTTTGGGATAGTGAAATTGAAAAATATCGTTTCAAAAATGTTGAAGATGTATTACCAGGTGATTTAGTAGTAACATACGATTCAGTGACAGGTTTAAATGAAATAGAAATTACTGATATTGAGGTAATAATTGAAGATGTTGAAATTGTAACACTTAATGTGGAAAATGCTGACGTTTATTTAGCAAACGGTATTGTATCTCATAACAAAGGAACTACTACACAACCACCAATTCCAGCTGCTGGATTAAGATTATATTTAGACCCATCTAAAGCATCTTCTACAAATGGAACTGATACAACCGATTGGTTGGATTTAAGTGGATATAATACGGGTGTTAGACCTGCAGGTGTTGCAAACGCAGCTGGTATTACTGGTGGTAATCCATCATATAATAACGGAGCAACAAGAAAAGATAAATATTTCGCAGGAAATGGTACAAACCAATTTTGGTACAAAGATACTACTACCAACATCAATGGGGGGTATTCTCAATTCAATACTAATACTGGTACAATTCACGTGTGGGTTAGACCTACAACAACATTGGGTGTAGCATCACGGCATATTTTTGATTACGCTGGATTTTATGGTTTAGCAATTGAATCATCTGATAGTTCTACTTTGAATAGAGTAAGATTCTATGGTAGTACATTAGGAAATAGTGCACAATTAACAACATCATTATCATCAAATGTATGGTATATGATTTCAGCAGCATTCCAACCATCAGGAACGGTGACAGTTTATGTAGATAAAACTTCGGTAGGAACATTTACTGCATCGGCATTTACCGCACCATCTTCTACAAACTTCGTAACGATTGGGTGTAATAGTGGTAGAACAACATTCTGGAATGGGCAAATCGGACCTGTATTATTCTATAACACATTACAAAACGCAACATCGGTAGGACAAGTATATGATTATTTTTCTCCAACATACAAATAGTAATTTGTTGTTTTGAAAATAATTTTTATATTTATATTAAGATAATAAAAATTTTAAATTAGCATATAAAATGGCAGACAAAATAGTATCACCAGGTGTATTTACTAAAGAAAATGACCTTTCATTCTTACAACAAGGGGTAGCAGATATTGGTGCAGCATTTATTGGACCTTTCAAAGAAGGACCATTAGTTCCTACAATCGTAAATTCACAAGCAGAATTTGAAAGACTATTTGGAGCAGCAGATGGTACATACCTCACTCCATTAGCGGTACAAAATTATTTAAGAGAAGCAGGAACTGCAACAATTTGTAGAGTTGGTGGTGTTGGTGGATATACCGAAACCGCTCCATTATTGTTAACCGCAACTTCAGGAGCAGTATCATCATCATTAGGTATTCTATTCAATACATCAGGAAGTGCAAATGCTGGATTCGCAGGTACAACTGTATCCGATTTAAATGGTGGTGGAGATTTTCTACTAACAGGTTCGGCTTTAGCACACAGTGCATCTTTAAATGTAACCGATGTAAACGATATTGAAGCAGTTTTTGGAAATTCTCCATTCGGTGCTAAAAACGCGTATACATACGGGTTCTTTAAGAATACATCTATGAGTTTCAACGCTTCTACATCAGCGAGTGTGACCGTATTGGGTAATCAATTATTTAATTTTGATGCACAGGAAGCATTAACACCAACAATCAAATCTCAAACTATTAGTGGTGATAGATACGATTTATTCCAATTTGAAACAATTGGTGCTGGAAACGCAGCAAATACAAAAGTTAAAATCGGTATCACAAATATTAAAGCAGCTGGTTCTGTAAACGGAACTGATTATGGTACATTTACCGTAGTTGTTAGAGAGTTTGCTGATACAAATAAAAAGAAAGTAGTATTAGAAACTTATTCAAATGTAAATTTAGACCCAAATTCTCCTAATTATATCAGTAGAGTAATTGGTGATAGAAAATTATCAATTGATGAATTAGGTAAAATTACTGAAAGCGGTGATTGGGTAAATAACTCAAAATATGTTAGAGTTGCAAACTTAAACACATCGGCTCCTGTACAGGCAGTTCCATTCGGACACGCAGCATATACTTTACCAATATCCGCATCAGCGGCAGTTGGAGCATTAATTCCATCTGTAACATTCCTAACCTCATCGGTAGCACAATATGGTGGTATTGATTTGGATAACAATACTGATAACTCAATCTACTTAAAACCAATTCCGACAGGAGCAGGTGTAGGTTCTAACTCTGTATTTGGATTAGATGTAGCAAATGGTGGTACATTATCAGTAGGTTCTTCTTTAGCACAATTCGTTGTAGCATTCCAAGAAGGATTTGATGGTATGAACCCTGCAACTCCAATATTGACTGGAGCAGATATTTTGGCAGGTAATTCACAAGGATTTAATTTATCAACGGTAACTGCAAGTGGTTCTGTAGCATACGCTAAACATATCGCAGCATTATCAAATGTTGACGAATTTGATATCAATATGGTAGTAACTCCTGGTGTTATTAGAAGATTACATTCATCTGTAGCAACTTCAGTATTGGATATGGTTGAGCAACGAAATGATTGTTTCTACATTTTAGATACAACTGCGTATAATGATTCAATTTCATTAGCAACCGCTCAAGCTTCGGCAATTGATTCAAATATGGTAGCAACTTACTATCCTTGGGTTAAGACTATTGATGTTAATACAAACAAACTAATCACAATCCCACCATCAGTATTATTACCTGGCGTATTCGCAGCAAACGATAGAGTAGCAGCTGAATGGTTCGCACCAGCAGGTTTGAATAGAGGTGGTTTAGTAGGAGCAGTTAGTTTGTTGAACAGATTAACACAATCTGAAAAGGATGAGTTATACGAAAACAAAGTAAACCCAATCGTTCAGTTCCCTGGACAAGGTATCGTAGTATTTGGACAAAAAACATTGCAAGATAGACCATCTGCGTTGGATAGAATCAACGTAAGAAGATTGTTGTTGACTGTTAGAAAGTATATCGCATCTTCATCTAGATATTTAGTGTTTGAACAAAATACTTCTGAAACTAGAAACCGATTCTTAAACATCGTTAATCCGTATTTGGATAGTATCCAACAAAGACAAGGACTTTACGCGTTTAGAGTAGTAATGGATGATACTAACAATACACCTGATGTGATTGATAGAAACATATTAGCGGGAGCTATCTTCTTACAACCAACTAAAACTGCTGAATTCATTCAAATTGATTTCAACATCTTACCAACTGGAGCAAGTTTTAACGGATAATTTTAAAAAACAATATTTATAAGTAATAAACATTAAATATATACACAAATGCCAGAAATATTAGAGTTTGACAAGATGTTCTACAGAAATTTTGAACCCAAATTGGGGAATAGATTTATTATGGAAATCAATGGTATTGAATCATACATCATCAAAACGGCAAGTAGACCAACATTTACTTCGGAAATAGTTGAATTAGACCATATCAACGTAAAGCGTAAGATAAAGGGAAAATCAACTTGGGATGATATCACTATTACTCTTTATGACCCAATTGTTCCTTCTGGAGCACAACAGGTAATGGAGTGGATTAGGAGTTCACACGAATCCTTAACAGGTAGAGATGGGTATGCAGCTTTTTATAAGAAAGATATCAATTTCTTCTTATTAGGTCCAGTTGGTGATAAAGTTGAACAATGGACTCTTAAAGGAGCATTCATTACTTCGGCAAACTTTGGTGAATTGGATTGGGCTTCAAACGACCCACTATCGATAGAATTAACTTTAACCTATGATTACGCAATTCTTGAATACTAATCTTTAATTGTAAACTTTAAAATAACTAAAATGGAGTGTAGAAATACATTCCATTTTTTTGTTTTATATATACTTATAATTAAACAAAATGTTATTATTTATGGAACAACAAAACGTAGAACAACAGGTTACTAGAGGATTAGGCCCAACGCCTTCTCATGAGCAAAAAAATTATCCATTTCCAACTGAAATTATTAGTTTACCATCGAAGGGATTATGTTATCCTGAATCATCTCCATTATCCAAAGGAGAAGTTACGATTAAATTGATGACAGCTAAAGAGGAAGATATCCTTACTTCTCCTAATTTAGTTAAAAAAGGAATACATTTAGATAAACTTTTAGAATCAGTAGTAGTTGAACCTGGAGTAAATGTACATGATTTATTAATAGGTGATAAAAATGCTATTTTAATATCATCAAGAATATTAGCATTTGGACCTGAATATGAGGTTACAATTAATGACCCTAACGAAAATGAACCTGTAAGGGTAGTAGTAGACTTATTAAAAATTCAAACCAAAGAAATTGATGAAAGTTTACTATCAAGACAAAATGAATATGATTATACGTTACCTATTTCTAAAACTCCTATAAAGTTTAGATTATTAACACATGGTGATGAACTTGCAATAAATAAAGATATAGAAGCTTTACAAAAAACTACAAAGGGAAGTAATGAAATCACATCCAGATACAGAAGGATTATTACAGAAGTAGATGGCAATCGGGATTTAGGATATATTAGTAACTTTGTTACAAACAGATTATTAGCAGGAGATTCGAAAACATTAAGAAAAGAGGTTGGTAAAATTAGTCCAGATTTAGATTTAAAATTTGAATACGAATCACCTTTTACAGGAGAAAAGGAGGTTCTTCGTATCCCATTCGGGGTAGACTTTTTTTACCCTTCCGAGTAATTATTCCATAGTATTACATCAAAAACTATTTCAAATGGTTTATTATGCTAATGGTGGATTTAATTGGCATGATGTATATTTTATGCCCATTAAATTACGGGAGTTCTATTGGAGAGAGTTACTTAAAGCAAAAGAAAGTGAAAGTGAAGCAATGAATAAAGCTACAAGTAAATCTCAATCAAATAATTCTTCTAAAATAAGAAGAAGATGATATTTATATAAGAATAAATAATAGAACTATCATGTCTAAAAAAATAAAAATAACAGAAGCCGGTTTAATGGGGTTTTTCAAAAGTTTTTTTCGAGCTAAATCCGATGGAAAAGAAAGTGAGTGGTTATCATCATTAAGAGATAAAAGTCCAGAACTTGCGGATATTTGGAAAGATTATGATGATAAAATTTCTAAAAGTACTGATTGGAATAGACACATGATGATGAAGTATGGAGGAGGAGATACTAAACATCTTGATGATTTTCAAAAAAAATACGGTATAAAGTAATTTATATATTAAATGTCAACACTCACCCAGGACGCACAGGATAGATTAGCGTTACTTCGAGAAATCGAACTCGTTAATGCTCGTATTCTCGAGATGAATAGAGCTGCCGCTACTGCGTCTGGACAAGAAAAGCAAGATTTAGAAGATAGAATAGTGCAGCACGAGGGGATTCTCCAAATGAATCGTGACCAGTTGGCTGTTTTAAATTCCCTTAAAAAACTAACAAAGGAGAATTTAACAAATTTTGATTCCATAGATGATACATTATCTAGTATCGGAAATACACTCCAAAACAATTCCGCTTTACAAAACACATTTAATACTGCATTAGGTGATGCAAAAAATATATTAACAAGTGTAGCAGCTGCAGTTGAATCAGGTACGTTTGATGATAGACAGCTAAAACATATCGATGCAGCGGGTAAAGCATACGCTGAAATGAATACATCGATAGCAACTGCAGCTAGTAATTTACAAAAAGGTAATATAACACAACAAGAATATAATGATATAGTAAAACAATCGTTCAAATCGTTTGATAACCTCGTAGCTATGATAGATACCAGTACTCAAGAGGGTAAAGATTTGGTAAAGACATTTATGCAGGGTAGGGAAACAATGGAATCCTTTGAAAAAGCCGCAGAAAGAAGTGCCGCAGCATTGGATACTATGAATTTAGCAGCAGACCAATTAGGAAGTAGTGGTATTCCGTTGGCTAAAGAATTTAGTAATGCGCTAGGAGATATTGTCAATACTGGTAAATTAGGTAAAGCGGCATTAATTGCATTAGGAGCAGCTGCTGGAAAATTGGCATTCGATTATTTTGGGGCTGGAACCAAAGCTAGTGTTAAATCAGCAAATGATGTAAAACAAGCTCAAATTGATGGTGCATTTGCTGTAGCTACAGCTCAAAATGAATTAGCATTTGCCGCAGAGCAAGCCGCTTCGGATTTTGGTTTCCAATTACAAAGTATGGCTGCCCAATTTAATGCAGCATCAAAAACCGCACTTTTTGGTAAAGGATTGGGTAGTGTAGGATACGCTGCATCTCAACTACAATTAGCAGGAATATCAGCGGAAACAATTGCAACCGCTACCTCCGCAGCATCGAAATCTGGTAGTGGTTCTACAAAATTAGCAGCCGATATGGCTATATTTTCTGAAAGAAGTGGTATATCAGTTGATAATCTTGCAAACGTACAACAGGCATTTAAATTATTAGATGGGGTATCGGCTGGTACTGCATTAAATATGGCGGAAGGTACTAGAGCAATGGCAGAACAAGCTGGATTAAATGTTGGTGATATAATGAATGAAGTTGCATCTGCATCTGAAATGGCATTAAGTTATCAAATACAAAGTGGTAACGCATTAGCTAGACAAGTAGTTTACGCAAAATCATTAGGTGTTAGTTTCAATGAAGTAGCTAAAGCTGGACAAAGTATGGTATTGAACTATAAAGATAGTATCAAAGCCGAAATGAGTTTATCAGCGATGTTGGGTAAGAATGTAGATTTATCTCAAGTTAGAGCTAAATTTGCAAGTGGTGATACTGAAGGTGCTATGGAATCATTACGGGCTCAAGGATTAGACCCTTCCCAAATGAATATGTTCCAACAACAACAATTGCAACAAGCAACTGGTGGAATGGATTTAAATACATTAAAAAAATTAGCAACGCCTGGATTCCAAGAAGGAGTTGGAACAGTGGGTACGTTGGAAGAAAAAAGTGCCAAAGCATCGAATGAAGCCTTTTTAGCTATGAAACAAAATGCAGAAGCTACACTGGCAACTCAAGAAGCACTGATTTCTGGACAAAAAGCAGTTTCAGATGCTGCTATAAGTGAAATGAAAGATATTGCTCTTAAAAGTTCTGATGCATATAAGCAATATCTAACCGATATAGCTCAATTGGATATAGACAGAATGTTTAGCGAAAATATAGGAGGAGCAATAGCTTCGGGTCTTGGAGGATTGGCTGGTAACTTTTTACCAGGATTATTTAAAGGTGGGGGTGCACCTGTTCCTCCAGGCGGTCCCACACCCCCAGGTGGTGCAGGTGGAATTATGAAAAGTTTGACAGGTCCAATGTCAAAGGTGGCCAAAGTAGGTGGTAGCGCAGTAGGTGGAATACTTTCTGGTGGTATGGCTTTTATGGAGAAAAAAGAAGAAGGTGGTTCAACGGGTGAAGCAGCCGGTGCTGCTCTTTTACAAGGTGGATTAGCAGCAGGTGGAGCAGCATTAGGTGCGGCATTTGGTGGACCATTGGGTATGATGGTTGGTGGATTTTTGGGAGATACGTTGGGTGGATGGATAAATGATTACGCACCAGGTGTAGCTGAAAACTTTGGCAAATTGTGGGATAGTGTTGGTGAGAAATTTTCTGCCATAGGTGATGCGTTCAGGCCTGTAATTGAGAATGTGGATAATTTTTTAAAATCAATTGGATTTGATGAAGGACTGGGGTCTATATTCTCAATGATAGCCGAATATGTTGGTAATACATTAATGCAACCTTTCACTGCTTTACTTTCTGTATTTGGATGGATATTCGATACAGTTACTGCACTTGGTCAATTTTTAAGTGGAGATTTTCAAGGAGCGTGGGATACTTTGTCAAACGGATTTTTGGATATGCTATCTGGTATATTTTCTCCATTTAAAGATTCATTCACAATGCTTCATTTTGCATTTGCAAAATTTTGGAATAGTATAGCTGATTCTTGGATAGGAGAGCAACTAGGGTTGGGTAAAATGGATTTACCGGATATAAGTGAGGCAGTTAAGGGTACACCATTAGAAAAAATGGCCGCGGAAAAAGGTCTTATTCAAAAATCAGTATCAGTTGAACAACAAAAAGCAGCAGCAGTAGAAGCTAATAAAGAAGTTGTAGTGGCTACCACTGCGAATACCAAAGTAGCAAAAGAATCCGCTGCACACCAAGCTGCAATGGAGAAAGAGATGACATATACTGGAAATGCACAAAGTAAAATGATAGCTTTACTTGGAGCTAGTGCTATATTATTAGAACAAATAGTTTATAACACTGCAGGGGACCTATCTGTTTCATTGGATGGTGCAGTTCTTAACAAAAAACTATTTGATAATAGTAACAAGACCTTCGGATTAGCTAGAACTTAATAATTCCTATAAATTTACATTAGAGATATTTATAGTAAATACGGAACTATAGATGGCACAAATTAGAGACCTTTTCAAATCACAGAAAAAAGACCTTTATGGAAAATTAGGAGAACCCTTAATTGAAAGTAAAGGATTAATTGATATAGCTCGTGGTGCAGCATTATTAACATCATCTCCAAAAAAAATAGCAGATATAGTTGGAAATCAAGTTGGAGGTGCGCTGGGTGGATTTGCTAATAGACCATCCGATACTATATTTAGAAGTCAAGATACTTTTGCGAAACCAATAACACTCGTTGCATTAACTCAAGCGCAATTAAGAAATACGGTAAATGCTGGTCAAAATTATTATGTAAAAGATACTCCTGCTCCAAATTCAATTATTAGGAGATTATTAAATGGAGAATCACCTGCAGCAGCAACCTCTCTAGCGGTGCAGCAGGGATTAAATAAATTTGGTTCAGTAAAGGAATTAAAAAAATTAGCAAAAGAGTTAAAAGATTTAAATAAAAATCCAGATGGATTTGCTCCTGAATTTGGAAGAACTCAACTTGGTGGTAAACCGATGGGTGAAACAAAAAAGTTTTCAGAGTACAAACAAATTTACAAAAATATTGTAGTAGGAGATAAAACCGCAAATGATTTATTTTCAATAGAAATTAAGACTAGAAAAAGAGAAGCAGAATCTAAAGGGGGATGGGATGGTGCAAATAATTCTATCAACGAAAAGGAAAAATATGATTCACTTCTTGATTTAGAAAACGATATAAAAAAATATAGAGAGGTAAATCAGGTTTGGGTATTATTTAAAAAACAAGGAAATAAATCAACAGTACCATTTGTGGGTGCCGTAACAGGATTATCCGAAAATATAAGTCCAGAATGGACAAATTTTAGATATTTGGGTTCACCATTTAAAGTGAATAGATATTTAGGAGTGGAACGTACTTTACAATTTACTTTAAAATTATATTACACAACCGTTAAAGAAAAAGATGTAATGATAAAAAAAGTAAATTATCTTAAATCATTAGCGTTTCCATACGAACAGATATCTGAAATGAGATATGGAGTGTTTGGTAATGCAACATCACAATATGCATTTTCTCCAAATTTATTTTATTTAACAATTGGTGATATGTATAAAAATCTATACGGATATATAGAAAGTTTATCATTTGAAATAGATGATAATACCGTATGGCCTAATGGTGACCCTAATGGGTATAATTCGGCAGATAACACACTATATCCATCCGTAATAGATGTACAAATTGGTATGAAAATTATAGAAAATCATAAAACCGAAACGACGGAGGGTGGTATTACTAAATACAAATATAATTTTGATGGGAGATTTGACAAAACTATTGAAGACGAAAAAATAACGCTGGGCAAACCAATTACCATCAAACCCATTGATACAAATATAAAACTTCCTACTATTGGTCCATTACAGAGATAACGGTAACGATAAATTTATTATAAATGAAACAAAAGAATAATGGCAAGTAGATATTTGTATTCCAAGACCTTATCAACTAAAGATACTAAAAGACAGTATATAAGTAGTACTATCTATCCGAAAATAAAACCATCTGATAATGATTTTTATATTATTTCAGAAGCACCCGATAGATTAGATATACTAGCTTCTAAATATTTTGGAGATAAAGCATTGTGGTGGGTAATAGCAGTTGCAAACAATCTAAATGAAGCATCGTTTTTTATTAATCCAGGAACTCAATTAAGAATTCCAGGTAATATATCTACGGTATTAAGTGATTTAGAAAAAATAAATAAATAAAGTTATGGGATTTCCATTTTTAGCCCCTTTAAAACCGGGTATAGTAAAAAAATTAACAGAAAGAGAAAATAATATTAGTTATGTAAATTCTCTATCACCATTTATCATGTTGAGTTCTGCTACCGTAGTTACAAACAATGGAAAATCAGCCGAACAGATAATAAAACAGAAAGATTATATAAATGCTTTTTGTGGATGTGTGGTTGCAAATACTACTGATATAAAAAACCTATATCAAACTGGAAAAACAATTGTTGGTTATGACTTAAATGGAAAACCAATAGAAGTTGTAGATGAAACAAATAGAAGAATATCTACTCCAATTATAACATCAATGGAGTTGGATACTGATGGTAATAATAATACATTAAAGACTGCACAATTACAAATAAAAGTATTTAGTTTAAAGCAATTGGAAATGTTTGAATTGTTTTTTTTAAGACCTGCTACTAAAGTTGTAATAGAATGGGGATGGAATACTGATATTAAAAATAAAACTAATAAATACATAATAGGTTCTAAATTATTTGCAAAAAAGAATTTTAATGATTATGTAAATGCTTATCTAAACATATTTTCTCATAAAGAAAATGCATATATAAAAGCAAAACAAGCATATTTACAAACCATACAAGATACTAATTATGAGTATGATTATATGGCTGGAATGGTTACCGATTATTCATTTAGTCCCACCGAAGATGGTACATACGATATAATGTTGGAAGTATCCGCAGGAAATGAATTGCAATTATGGATGCCTGTAAAACAGGCAAATTCAAGTTCCAAAGGAAGTAAAACTTCAAGTGATGTAAAAGTAACACCATTTCAATCTTGGGTAAATAAAGTAGCAGCGGATATGAATGTACCAGAACTTGCAAACATAATAACTCAAAAAGATGATTTTAATGAATTTTTTAACTGGGGTGTTATAAACGAAAAGCAGGAAGATACTAAATTTAGTAAAGACCTATATGTTTCATTTAGACTGTTAATGAAAATATTAAATAATATAGTAGTATATAAACAATCTAAAAATAATTTACAGGCAGCGTACACATTAGATGGTAAGGATATTATACCAATAAATTCATCACCAGGTATTATATCAACCACACGTGATTTTATATTACCAGGACAATTACCATCTATAAAAGTAGTAACTGATACTAATAACAAAGAAAAAATAATAATTAAAGAAGGTGAATCTGTAGATTCTCCTATAAATGGGTATAGTTTTAACATTTCAAATCAAAAAACAGCTACAAATATAACATTAACGAGTAAATTCAACACATCCGAAACTGTTTCATTATCATCCAATAGTGGAAATTTATTAAATGTATTTTTTAAATGGGATACATTCGCACGAATTTATTCACAAGCATACGCACAAGCTGATGTTGTAAATGGATTACTAGGTGTGATTAATGAATTTATGTTTGGTTTATGTAAATTAGAAATTGGCAAACCTGACGATTTTCCATCCGCTTCTTCAACTAATACTATAATTGATAGAAAATTACAAACATCTGTATCAACATCTACATCAACATCTACATCAACATCATCCGATGAAAAATATAGATTTAAAATAGGTGCAAAGGGTTCTATCGTAAAAGAATTTCAGTTTGATATGGCATTAGATGCATTGGCGCAATCACAGGCATTATATTCAACACAACTTGCTATAGATAGTGCTAACAAAGATAAAACTGAAGAAAAAGAAACAAATACAACTAGAGCATATAAACAGGCTAATAATTACAGAACAAAAAATGCAGATGGGTATTATTCAATAAATGCTCTTGAAATTAAATTAGTTGAAGAAGCAGAAGAATGGAATAAAATTCTAAACCCTTCAGGAAGTGTAACAGAGCAAGATAAGGAAGGAGACGGTGAAAAGGAAAAAACAAATATGAATGAAGTTTTGACTCAAAATTTTGTTAAATTCAAATCAAATAAAGATAGCAAAACTTCTGGTAATAATTTAATTTACACTGATGCCAGTTTAATACAATCTACAATAGGAAAGCAACCAAAAGGAACTACTGCTCTAACATTTTTAGAAATAACTCTCGCAATCGATGGAATTGCTGGATTGAGTGCTGGGGAATATTTCCTTATTGATGGTGTTCCTGAAATATACAATAGAAATGGATATTTTCAAATTACAAATGTAAAACATGGATTAGATGAAAATGGTTGGAAAACTACAATTGTAGCTGGGTATAGAATTGAAGTTAAAGAAAACAATTAATATGTATAAAGATTTAATTAAAAATAAAACATTTTATTCACTATCGATTCCTAGTACGATTGTACCATCTCCAACTGAAGATGATTACGCTATTGGGAGTATAGATAGATACTTTGCTCAAAAAGCAAACGATGTAAACGGATTTGTTTATGAAATTTCGTTAAACACATTTCAAAAATTAAATGAAAATCCAAATTGGAATGTTGAAATAGTTAGATGGAGAATATCAGGACCATTGAATGCAGTTTATAATGAAAAAGGTGATATTACCGATAAGGGAATCATTGATTCAAATAAAGCATCTTTGTTTATTGCATCTACTACATTAAAAAATATAGGATTGTATTTACCAAATGTAACACAATTTTACAAATCATAAAATTATTTAAAAATTTGGAAATAAAAAATATTTATAGTATATTTACTTAAAGAACAAATTAATAGTTATGGCATTTAAACATCTTACACAAGAAGAAATTCAACAAATGACCTTCGATTGGAGATATCGAGGTTGGACCGTATTACAACTCCTTACAGAGGAAGAATGTGATGAAATTAATAATGAATTAGAAAAATTACGTCAAGAACGGTCATTGACTACTAAAGATAATGGTGAAGAATGGGGAGAATGGGACCCATTTGCATATCCACACAAATTATCATCAAAATTAGAAAAATTATTTGTCCATCCAAAGTTGATTGAAGCAATGGAGTTTTTGATGGAGGGAGAGTTGATAGGCTTACAAACTTGGGCATATTTCAAACCACCAGGACAATTAGGTAGAGACCAACATCAAAATGGATTCTATACAGGTTGCAAACATAACGAAATTATCAATACTGCTTTAGCGTTAGATAATCACGATCCAGAAAATGGTGCAGTATGGAATTATGAAGGTTCACATAGATTACCAGTCTTACCTATTGAAATTGATGAGGAAAGAGCAAAGAGTAATCCAAAGTTTTGGAGAAACGAAAGAGGTAAGCCTTGTGTGATGCCAGAAGGACATGATTTTAGAAAAGTAGAAGGGTATCTTCGTAAAGGAGAAGTAGTTTTACTACACTCACACACAATTCATGGTTCAGAACCAAATAAATCAAATAGATTTAGACGAAACTTTTTGGGTGGATATCTAAAAAAAGGAGCATACTTTAATCAAGGTAATCACATGAAACGTGAGCCAATCGATGTATATGAACTTCGTAAAAACCATTGGGGAGAATAACTTGGATTATTGAAATAAATTTTATATATTTGTAGGGTATGAACTTAATAGAAAATAGGGATACCCTACATTTTTTTGTCCAATCTAATCCAAACATTAGATTATTGATACCAGTGTGGGGTTCACCCAAAGCACACGAATTTGGTACACACCTATCATTTGTGTATTATCGAACTGAAACCGATGATGGTATAATAAATTTCAATCATGTCGATGCTTCTACTTTACCAAATTTTCCAATACATAAACTTTGTAATGAAAATACTCTTGTTTTAGGAAATCGGTATGTGCAATCGGTTGGGTTGGATTACGAATGGGTCTACTTCGAAGAATATGGTAAACCATTTAATTTCTCTGAATGGGTAGAAACTCTTTTTAAGGGGTATAGGTCCGATTATAATGAGTTGAATGATTGTATCCCGCTAATGAAGTGGTACGAACTCTTAAAATCAATTCCTGATATACAAAACCGACAGAGTTGGTATCGTATTTATTCAGATTCTATAAAAGAGTTAGGGAGGCTGGAGGGGGCTGGGGTACAAGTCGAAGAGGAAAAATTTATTGATAGATTTAGCTTCTCTCCCAAGCACATATATGAGGGTAAAGTGTATACGAAATACAATCCATACACAACTACAGGTAGACCTTCCAATAGACACCTTAATGTGAATTACTCTGCTCTTAACAAATCCGATGGGAGTAGGGAGTGTTTTGTTAGCCGTTTTGATGGGGGTACTCTCTTACAATTTGATTACGAGTCTTACCACATCCGTTTGATTGCAAAAATCGTAGGGTATGAATTTCCAAAAGGAGAAACTGCTCACCAACACCTTGCCAATCTTTACGGAACGGATTACGAAACGGCAAAGGCGCTAACCTTTAAGTACCTCTATGGGGGATTGGATTCTTTCGCAAGGGAGATACCGTTTTTTCAAACCGTTGATAAATACATCAAAGAGGTTTACCAAAAGTTCGTAATCTCCGGAGTTCTGAAAACACCCCTATACGGAAGGGAAATTCATTTCACTAAAATAGAAGGAGGGAATGAACAAAAGGTATTTAATTATCTCCTACAAGCCCTCGAAACGGAAGTGAATTATAAAAAGATGAGTGATATTCTAAACCAAATGAGTGAGATGAAATCGAAATTGATTCTATACACCTATGATGCATTTCTCATAGATACACATCCGATGGAGAGGGAAGGGATTTTAAAACTTTTACCGACCATTATGGAAAAGGGTAGGTTTCCCGTTCGAATTGATGAAGGAACCAGTTACAATAATTTGGTTCATTTAGGATAATTTATATATTTATAAGATATACAGAAACACAAATAAAATATGTATCCAGATTTTGAAGAAGCATTAGATGATTTATCAGTTAAGGTAGGAATTGTTGACTTAACAAAGGAATCTCATAAACAAATATTAGTAAAACTTTTAAGAGAAAGAAATATTGATTCTGCTCAACAACTCGTAGATAGAGCATCTGTTGTATTTAAGTATATAAAGGAATACACCTCAAAATCGAAACGAGTTATCAAAGAAGATGAAGTTGTAAAAGGTAAAGATTCCGGTAATGTTTACACCGTTAAAACATTTAATCCAGATAAACACGTTAAACCAACTCCTGCTGAAATAGAGAAAGCGAAAGCGAGTAATGGTGGTGAATTACCTACACAAGATACATCAACACCATCTCCAAAAGCAGATACACCACAAACTGCACCAAAAGCAGATATTGGTGTTAGTAGTGCTGAAAAGAACGCACAACAAAAATCAAAAAAACCAACTAAATCTTCGAAACCAAAATCTGAACCTGGAAAATTAACACCTCGTCAAGAAGAAATTACACAATCTTTAAACAAAGGAGATTTTTCAGAACTTGTTAAAGCATCAGATGAGGTAAATGCATTGAGAGATAAAGGTATTGCGGGAGCAGGTGGTTCGGTTGCATCATACGGTGAATCGGCATTGACACGTGCTGCAAATGATTTAAAAGGAGACGGGTATTCTAAATTTAAAGAAACTAATAAAGAAGCAATTGAAGTAGAAAAGAAAAATATTCTTGCAAACTCAAAAGCAAATGCTAGAAAAGTTAAAGCGATTTCAGAACAATTGGGAGTTTCAGCAGAAGAGGCAGTACAATATTTAGCAGAAAGAAAAGTATATGGTGATTTGGAGTTAGAAAGATTAAAAGCCAATCCTAACTCCCTTTGGTATAATAAAGGTACTAAAGGTTTTAATCAACCCGATGAAGCCAAAAAAGAAAAGGCGTTCAGAGACTGGGCTGATGCTGAATTTGATGGTGCACACGCTACTTTATACGAGATTGAAAATGGTAGTAATATTGATACATCACAACCGTATCATATAATTCAATCTAATCCAAAAGCTGGTGGAGCAGATGCATCAATTCGGACACACTTACAAGATAAATTGGAAGAAGCAAAAAAATCTGGAAATGCAGAAGATGTTGAACATTACGAAAGGGAAATCGTAGCATTTGATAAATTAGGATTCCATGATACTATGGCAATTGGTAAAGATAAAAATGGAAGAACTACTATCTTACACATTACAAATAAAAAACAAAATGATTTGAAAGATATGTGGGCAAATACAACTCCAGAATATATGTTAGCTAGTATCATAAAACAGTTTGGTCCAGAAGTATCCGAAGCAGTAGTAACTTTTGCAAAAGATGGCATTGATAAATGTGCAGATGGAAAACAGGCTACTAATAGAGCGTTTGCATCTATGAAAATTGATGAAAATTTTGTTAAAATTAGCGAAATCGAAGAAATGCAACCATATATGGATGCTTTAAAAGAACAACCAGAATTCAATAAATGGATGCAACAAAATAATGTAAAGCCTAAAAATAATATGGAATTATTACAAGCCGCTCAACAATATATGAAATCAGAGGAGGCAAGGGGTAAAAAAGTTTCTTATAAAAAATTTGGTAAAATTCTCACAAAAGTTGGTGAATTTGCACAAGAAACAAAAACGAAACAAAAATATCCTGATATAGATTTTAATTCAGAATCAATTGCGTTGGCAGTTAAAAATAAAAAT